CGCTTCGATCCCTTGCGGGAATTCTTGGCGGCCTTGGCACGCATGTCGCGCAGAAACTTCCGGGGCTGACCAAAGTCCTTGACGACGCGGCGATCGGATTTAGAGGGGGTTCCTGCCATCTGGACAATGGTCCTTTCCTGGGAGTTTATGGGGCGACGGATGTTGGGAAGCAACGGAGCTAGAACGGGAGGACGAATCCTCCAGCCCTAACTACCGGCGCTTGCCTTCCTTCTTGGCCTTGCGACGACCCTTGAATTCAAAGTTCATGGTGATTCTCCTTTACGCAACGAAGCACAGAGTGCAAAGGTGCGATTGGGAAAAGAATAATAGAATTGGAGGCGGAACGGGGATTGTCGGAACAACACTGAACCGCGTAGCGGGAGCTACGCCCTGGGGGGACTAGAAAACGTTCTGGATAAAAGTACGTCCGGAGTGCTTGTGGCCATTGCGAAACTGCATGACGGGGATACCGAATTCCATTAGGGTACCCCTTCGCAGCCAGGTGTGTATGGTGTAAGGCCTCCGGCCCATCATTCGGCTGAACTCGTTCACGGTCAACCAGTGGGCGTGCCAATTGTAACTGGGCACAATGTACGCCGGCGCTTCACTTGAGACAGGCTGTTTCGTTCCGTCGTCCATTATTTTTTCCCCGATCGAACTTTTGCCAGAGCCTGAAGCGCTTGCTGTGTTTGCTGCTCTTGCGCGATACCTTCCGGATCAGGGTAGCCCAAAGTTCGCAACCCACGCTCCGGCCCGACGATACCTTTCGACATCAAATCGGGAGTCAGTTTTTTAATGATGGCTTCCGACAGCGGACGAACGCTGGCCTGATCGAGCGCAAGACTAAACCCGTCTGGATCGACCTGGCCAGCCCAACTAGCCATGGTTAGTGCCTCCGGCCCCTGATAGGCCATCGTAGACGGGCCTTGAAATTTACACATCGCGTCGAAGAAAAAAGTCCCCACTGCCTCCGTCGTCTCGCTCAAAAACCGCCCGGCTAGTTGCAACAATCCGGAAGATTGCAGTACCGCTGAATCGAACAGGTCCGTCGACACGTTGCCCGCGCCGGGGTCGCCCTGGCGCGAAGTGGAGAACCCAAGCACGTCGTTCTGCATCGAGAACAACTTGTCGACCGCTTGAAGCGCGCCAGTTCCGATGGCGTCCGGGGTAATCGGTTGTGGAGGGCGTGAGTTCGGCTTGATCGTAACTACCTCGCCGGGCAGGCCGCCAAACCCATCGATATCAATTCCGGTATTTTCATCTATGACCCAAAGCGCATTGTTCATACGCAGACCGTTCTCGAAGGTCTGAGACATGAACCGCTGGCCCAGGCGCTGCATATTCTCAGTCATGCGAGTGACCGGGATGCCCCAGGGGCCGAAGAGAGGCGGTAAAATGTAGTTCGGGAAGAGGGGGAACCTCGGCGCATTGATGTCGCGACGCAACGGATATGGGTTGTCGCCGTCCTGAAGAATTACGCCCTCGCATTCGACCAACCAACGGCCGCGCGGATACTTCAGGCGAACTTCCGGGTCAATCAGGGAAGTCGTCGGCACATCTTCCTTCTCGACTGTTTCGCGGGTGTAATCACGACAGAAACAATGGACGACTGGCAACCTCCATTCGGAACTCTGAGTCTTTGAGTTTTGGCCGGTAGCCCCTGGCATCGAGCTCATCGGCCCTGGCGGTTGCGATATGCCATAACCGGAATCCCCGGAAAACGGTTGAAAACCTCCGCTGGTACGTTTCGGCTGGATTGCCTTCGAAGTTTCCGGCCACTTGAGCCGAATGTCCTCCAAATTCATGTACGTTACCCAACCCGAATACGCGGGATTCCAAGTGTAGTCCGCACCAGGATCGAAAAAAACTAATCTCGGGTCGGTCGACCTGGCCCACATACCTCCTCTAGCGCGCCCGAGGTCCGGATCAAACCCGGCAACAATCCACCCGGCGCCGCAATACCGAGCCGTCAGGCCGGCCATCAGAAGATGCAGATTCATCTTGGATATCTGCCATTGGGCCTGGAGGGAAACTTCCCTCGCGAGATCCCGCGCCGAGGTTGAAGCAAGAGACGGATCTGCCTGCTGCGCTCCGGAGTAGGAAGGGTCGCCTGAACCGGCGGATGGGAAAACGTACATCCGTGGACTGAGATTTGAGACCTGGTTTGCTTCTTCCAGCATGATCCGTTGGAGCATCGGGATTGAGAGGGAAGGCCGATAGACCGGGCCGGGGGTCATCGCATCTTGAAGGTTGTAGAGGTCTTCAGCGTTCTTCATAAATGACTCGCCGAGAGCCTTATTTCGAGCAGAGTCGCTGGCTTCTCGCCATTCCTGGATATGGCGGGCACGAGGATCTATGTGCTCCTGCTTGGCGGACTTGCGAGAAGCGTTCGCAATCATAAACACATTGGCCATCTAAACCCTCGACCGGCTGCGCCGCTTAGTCTTCTTCGCCGCTTTGTCCCGGCCCTCGCCAATACCCGGAAACTTCCGATGGACCGCGGCACGAACCTTTTCCTTCTCGGCCTCCGGTTTATTCGCGACTCTAGCCAATGCATTCCTCGCGTGTGAAGCGTCCGGAATCGGAAAAGAACGATCTGGTCCGGCGAAATCTTTCGCTGGCAGGTGCTTGCGTTCCTTGCTGGTGAGCTTGGCCATCTGGTTTCCCTTCCATCAAGATAGCACCGATTCTCCGTGTCGGACCAACAAAGCCGCAACCACGTCGTTCCGCGTTCCGTAGACACGGAATTCTACGATTCTGAAACTAGGCCCGGCGACGAGAACGAACCGGACGACGCCGCGCGCTGCGCGTACCAGAGCCTTTGATCGAGTGGGCAGCGGGGGAGGTGGACGAATCCCCTGCCCCCGCATCGGCTGGACCGGCTTGCCCATTCCGTGATTTGGTTCGTTTCTTGGAAGATTTTGTCGAGCCCCCACCGCCGAGGGCCTCGGCGGCATGGCCGAGCGCGTCGTCACTGGACATTGCAACGCGCTTGATCGTACGGCCGGGTTCGTCCTTCTTGGCACCCCTCTGGTGCCAGCGCACGACGTGGCCATTGTCGGCAGGAGAGATCGTCACTTCCGGAGAAGAGTCGTCCATCTCATCCACGGCGACGGCTCCTCGGCTTGGACTTGCGAATAGAAGACGACACGCGGTGAGGCGTCGAGCACTCACCCCCGCCCGAACGACCGGAAGGCCGGGCCTCCTCGGAGTCGTAATCCTTGCGCGGATTCTGAGGGAGGGACGAACGAAACTCGCCGGGAGAACCGGAATCCTGATACTTTGCGCGGGCAGTGGACAATTTAGCCTCCAGACGCTGCTGAGTGAAAGGATAAACGAGAGGCCGATATATGTCTGGAAGACGGAACAACACTGAGGGGTGTTGACTTTTTTATAAGTTTGCAATAAACTCTAAACATTGTGATATTCACCTCCGCATCTCCAAATCTAAGAGACTTAACTGGTTTGAAAACAGAGCGCCTTACCGTGCTGGAACGCGCGGGCAGCGGCAAAGATGGCCATGCGAAATGGCGTTGCAAATGCTTTTGCGGAAAAACTAAAACCGTTTCGTCAAACAGCCTCACGAGACAAATCCCAGTTCGTTCGTGTGGCTGCATGAACCGCTCAAAAGATGTCCGACTGTTCGACCTCTTCTCCTGAATCCTCTTCTTCCCCATCTTCCACAGCTTCCACAACTTCTTCCGCAGGCACTAGCCCAGCGATCTCCGCCGCGTCCATCCGCAGCCACCGGCCCAGGATCGTCGCCGGGGTCTCGGTCGATTCCGCCTCGGTCTCCTTTGTGAACTGCTCCAGGTTGGTGATGATCGTCGTCGCTTCCTTCAAATCGATCGCACCACCCATGACCAGCGTGTCCAGGTTATCCATCAAGTCATGGCGGAACCCGGCGTAGGCGGAAGTCTTCGACTTCTTCCGGTTCTCATTGAATCGCTGGCCAATCTCCCTGAAGAGATGCCTGGCGTCGGCGCGCTCGGCCTCGGTAGGGATCAACTTCGGCGGAACTTTGGGCTCGTCAGACTTGGGGACAAGTTTGGCTATGGCAGCGGGGATCGCTGGAGCCTGATCTTTCTTGGGACGGCCGGGACGTTTGGGGGTGGGTTGGTCTGCTGCAGCTCCGGGCTCCGCAGATCCCGACCGATCGCCTTTTGCGACCGCAAGGCGGGCGGCTCCGCCGCCGGACCCAACTGCGGCGCTGTTGGCCCCACTGGGGCCGCGCCCCCATCCGCGAATATCCCTTTCATCCTCGGGCTGGGTTGATTGGTTGGCCTGGGGGCGTCCCCCGGCTTGCTGAAGGGGAGCACGCCGTCCCGGAGAGTCGTCTGCGCGTTTTGGATTCGTTGGCACGCCGACTGGCCCTGCTGCCGCTGGTTGAACAGTTGCTCCTGCCGCTCGGGAGTCAGAACGACGTGATGGCTTCGAAACAATTGGACTGGAGAAGGCTCTTGTTCCGGGGAATCCGGTGGACTCGGTGGGAGTAGGGCGGAAAGTGGGCCGGAGCTGGCGGGCGCGAGGAGACTTGGCACTACCTTCACCAAAGCTATCAGCGTTTCCAGGTATCCCTTGAACGACGCCGCTTCCTCCGAGGTCGGAAAGGAAATTTTCAATATCTTGTCTTGCTGCTCGATCATCGGTCACCTTCTTAATCCTCCCAATCCGGGATATCAACGGTCTGGTTCTTCAAAGCGTGAAAGCAATCGCCGAGAAATTGAATCCGGCCGTCGTTCACAAAATTGTGGCACTGGTGATGCGGATCGCCGGCGTTGCAGTTTATCGACGGCGTGAAAGTCGGCTTGTCCATCGAGCCGTTCCAGGCCCAAGACGCGCCCTGAGAGTTCTTGTGGCCATTGACTGTTACTGCGTGACCGCACTGGCACCCTGGGCAGTGGAAAGCGTAGTAGTTCTCCGCGACGCGATGGAGCTTGGCGCTCACTTTGTCATCCTGTCGAGTTGATCGAGTGTCGGTTTTGGTTTAACCCTGGTCCCGTAGGTGTGTTGAGAGTTTTTCGACGCGCTGAGAGAAGCCGTGATGGCCGCCTCTCTCCGAAGCTCGTTAAGCAATCTCTCTGCATCTTTTTGACTGATCACTCTCAACCTCCGCTAGATCCACTGCAACCTATTTGCTGCTTGTTTTTTCTTCGAGTAAATTTCCAGCTTCTTCAAATGGTCGTTCCCGCTGGTGAGCAGCATCCCGGCGCCGGTAACGGTGGGATCTTTGAGCCATTGAGGCATCTGACCGCGAGCGGGGGAGAAACCGGCGTTTTCGAGTTCTTCTTTGGTCATCATGACGTTTTTGCTGGCTTTATTTTGGCAAGCGAATTGATGATTTTGTTCCTTCGCGATCCAACCGAGGAAGCCGGCCATTAAAACATCGTCGTGGCCAACCGCGACGTTCCATCGCCAGGCCATTTCCATCTTCGCTTTCTTCATCTGGTCAATGAATATGCGATCCTTGGGGACGACCTCTTTGCGATAGAGAGAATTGCGAAACATCGAGAACATCATCTTCCGGTAGCGATCGCTCGTTTCAAATCCGTAAGCTGTGCCTTGCTTGC